TAAATTAATAATGTTTTTTATATATTTATCGTCAATATATAACAAACAAGTTATATGTCAGTAAACGCAAACGTAAAACCAAAAGAAATAAACATAAAATTAAAAAAAAAAGACAATGATACATGGTTTGGTTCATTACTAGATAAAACAGAAGTAGAAATTGAATTTACAGAAGAACAACTAGAGTTAAAAAATATTTTGCAAGTAGGAGATTTAATACAAGTTTCTTTAAATACTAATAATAATAAATATGCATTTGTTTCCATTCTAACAAAAGATTGTAGAACTACACTTCAACGAAACTATAATATTATAGAAACTGGTTCTACTGGTAACTGTTATTACTCATCTGTATTGTACGGAATGTATTCAAGTGACCCAAATTTAACACCTGGAATCACATTTGATAATAGTAATAACACAGTCGTTAGTGATAGTTATATAAACCCAATGAGACGTCCTTTATTTGATTATATGATACAGAATAAACAAAAGTATCAGGATTTTTTTGTGGATGATCAATTTGATTTGTTCCTGTTAGAACATTTAAATGATAACACGTGGGCCGAAGGACCAATAATTGATGCATTTGCCGATTATAAAAACGTAGAAGTTTATGTTTTTAAATGTGATAAATTGAATTCAAATTATTTTCGAATAACTTTAACGAAAAAGGGGAGTGTCAAAAATTCATTGAAAATATTTTTATGGAATAATGGTGACAAACATTTTCAGTTTTTACAACCAAAAAATGTGAATCCACCAGCTGTTACGCAACCAGATCCAGTAAAAGTAGTTCCAGTACAGCCAGCACAAGTAAATCCAGTACAACCAGTGCAAGTAAATCCAGTTCCTATAAAACCAGTAACAACACAACCACCCGTTACACAGTCAAATCCAGTACAACCACCTATAAAACCACCAAAACCATTGCCAATACAACCACAACCTGTAACATCACCATCAGCACAAGGTATTCAAAGCACTCCGGATACAAGTTTCGCAGGAACATTAGTTCCTAAGACATCACACCCTTCTTCAAACAACTACGAAACAATATGTTCCGACATTGCCAAAAATAAACCGACTACCACCACGCCTTTAAGTAATAGTATTTTAACAAATTATAATAAACTTAAAGAACAACGCGGTGGCGGCGGCAGAACAAGACACGCAAAAATAATATGGTCTAGAAAGTCACATAAAACTGCTAAAAAACGTGCAAGATTATTTTCACACAAGGGACTTAACATACCGCAAAAAAAATTGATTTAATAACATATTTTTTTAAATAAAAACAAATTATCAAACATGGACAAAACCGTAGTAACGAATAAATTCGAAACAACCGTGAGAATGTATTACGATAGTTATGAATATACAAATGGTGATGGTGTTGGCGCAGTTGAACATAATGGTAAGTATCTTTCTGGAATATTTCCTCAGTTAGAAAAAGGCGATTTTGATGGTGAAATAGAAATAACTTTTGGTTATTTTGAAGAATCGGGTTATAAATTCTGGTTTCAAGGGTCTGGAATTCTTATTGTAAACTTAGATGGCGACTGTGGAGATAAGTTACTTGCTCTGTTAAATGAACAACATAATGTTTCCGCAACACTTATATTTAATGGAGTCCAGAACCAGTTATTCCCAAAAAGGGGGAACCGTGGTTCCCTGCTGTTATAAAGGCGCATTATCATCGGGTTTTTCACCCATTTTACCCTTCAAAATATGTTTTGTATAAAAATAAATAACAAACGCACTAAAAAAACCAACAACTGCGCCAATGATTACTTGATGAATAGAATGATTCTTATATTTCACTCTTTGATACATGGTTACGAGAGAAACCAACAAATAAGTCACCAATATTTTAGGATTTTGTAACACCAAATATAAAAACACACTGGAATAGACAACGGAAGACGCATGACCTGAAGGACAACCATACCTGTCAAACCCTATGCGCTTACCTGACCCTTGACCGTTTCCTGACCATTGGTTGTATCCTGACCCATGTAACAACTCTATATTGAATAATTTTTTATCTTCTGTTGGTCTAGGTTCTTGTATAATTCCTTTCAAGATATATGTGATTATAATGTTGGAAAAATATCCCACCAAATAGAGAGATAAAGTATTCCATTTTTTGAATAATAAAATAATGGATAAAAAACACAAAATTTGGGGTCCCAAATATCCAATAATATCAAGTATTATCATACTTATACTTAATATCTTATTTAGCAGGGAACCTAGGGGGTGCCAAATAGAGCGTAGCTAGGGGGTTCACGGGGCACCCCCCGTGCCTAGTATTGATACAAAATTTCGGCAATCAACGTACACGACCAATCTGCTCCGTTCATATTCAAGACATTTCCCTTATCATCCAACAACTTCACTCGCATTCGGTCTATATTCACAGGACCGAAATAAATCCGTTTATTATCTTGCATAGAACCACCGAATTCCACATAAACATCCCCCATACTAGATGACCCGCGTTTTATCGGTATAAGAGCAAAGGTATCCGTTGTGGTCGGAGCGCGACTACGATAGTTCGTATTTCTCTCATTATTCTTTTTAATTTCATTGATTGAATAAATCTGCGCCTGGGTCAATGTTCTCGGGGCAGATGGTAAAATCTGCGGTATTTTCTTATAACTTATATTCATCTTTTCCATTTGTAAAAGTCCGTTTCCTTCTATCAGAAAAATATTATTGGATAAATCCGAGGAGGAGGTGGTGTTCAACACTTCATCAGGACAATAATATGGCATTGAAGGAACATAATAACTCGGTAATTTCACATTTTTCGATAACTCCGTAATAGAAATCAAACCATTATTGATATGATTCTGGTTATAATCATCAATTGCCAATATCAGATACTTGGGTCCGTATAAGTTCAATATCGCATTGGCCTTATTTCCAGATACATCAACATAAATATATGGGTCACGATATCCCATAATCCAACCCAAGGTTTGGTTGATGTTATTGGCCTGATTACACTTACCCGACCCTTGGCCACACTGAAGATTCGCATCTAAATCAAAAAAAAGCACCTGTGTTGTGGTATCAATCGTCTCTGTTCCATATGTGGCGCCATATAAGTTCATCGTTATTTTCCCCGTATTGGAACTATAAGAAACCGGGTAACTTGCTGAAATCGGATTTGGAAAGTTGAAACTTGGGTCAGAAAACGCAGTTGTTCCATAATTCAGCGCATTTACAAAATCGCTGGAAGTATAGTTACCGGGTTCTATTGATATGTTGACTGCGGTGTTTATGTCATTATTGAATATAATCCAGAAACAGTTGGCGCCATAATTCGCATCCACCGCATACCACGCCAGAGGAATTTGGACGGAATAAAGACGTAAGGAGAGTGTATTATTCAAAGGTTCGGATAAGTCCAAGGTATAATCGGTTGAACTCGACTCAGGACCCGTTGTTGCTTGCCGAAACTGACTATCCAAGTTGATGAATCTGGATGTGATGTTTTTCAAGTTCGGGTTGAGTTTATCTTGTGCAACTTCCACATTATAGGTATTATTGACACCCAACTGTTCTCTCGACATAGGGACATGGTTTCCGCTGAAAATATCTATTTTCTGTTTTCGATCCGTTATTTTATCCTTTTGAACGGTGTCGGACTGTTTGAGTGCACCACTAGATTGATACCAGTTTTCAACTTGTTGATTCGCCGACGCTAAACTGGCAGGGGGTGCGTTGGGGCTGTTTAACTGTTGAACATAGTCCAATAAATTATCCTGCATTTCACTGAAGAAATTCGCCATTTCTTCATTATTTTCGGCGTCGAACTTATCAATATATTGATTGGTTTTTTCTATGACATTTTCTTGAGTGGGTTGGTCGATGTCCAAAATAGTCAATAGTTCTTCCACTGTATAATTATTTATATTTGTATCCACTTGACTAGACATATACTGTGGGGTGATTTATATAGTTTGATAAATATATTAAACTATATTATTGTTTTTAAGGTCTTTTTTGGATAAACTTTTTTTCAATAAAACTCATAATTTTTTAGAATTTACAGTTAACTCGGCGGCGGTGGAATTAAACAGATTCTTTTTGAAGTGGGTGTAATATATATAATTGGTAAGAGTGACTTATAGACCGTTTTAGAACAGTCTGCTATAGTAAGAACAACATCATCATCAAATGCACTAAATGCTAACGTACGAACGGTTGATGGAATGAATGCGGAGTTTATTGAAGTACCTGAAAATGCCACACTTTTAATTGTAGTTATCGTAGAAGGAATCGTTATGTGTTTCAATGACTTACAATATTGAAATGCTTTAGGTTGAACTATAGTTAACGAAGACGGAATAGTTACATTTCCTTTACATTTCAATATTTGGTTAACTTCACCATACGCATCAGTATCGTCGGTTGAATCGTCAGATGTTGAACACATAACATAAGGTATTACACAGTTCAAAATTGTAGGGTTTGATGTTGGTTGACCAGTTGGTTGCGTCGGGTTTGTTGTTGGTTGACCGGTTGGTTGTCCTGTAGGAGTTGAAATAGGTTGTTTTGTAGGTCGTCCGGTGGGTTGTCTTGTTGGTTGTCCTGTGGGGTGACATGTGGGTTGTCTGGTGGGTTGTCCTGTAGGAATTGAAATAGGTTGTTTTGTAGGTAAACCGGTGGGTTGTCCAGTGGGTTGTCCTGTGGGTTGACATGTGGGTTGTCTTGTGGGCAAACTAGTAGGTTGACGTGTCGGGGTCCCGGTAGGTTGTTGTGTAGGTTGTACGGTGGGTTGTCCAGTCGGTGTTGAAGTAGGTTGTCTAGTGGGTAAACCTGTGGGTTGACTACTCGGTTTTCCTGTAGGTTGACTACTCGGTTGTCTAGTGGGTAAACCTGTGGGTTGACTACTCGGTTTTCCTGTAGGTTGACTACTCGGTTGTCTTGTGGGTAAACCTGTGGGTTGACTACTAGGGTTTCCTGTAGGTTGTCCAGTAGGTTGACTTGTTGGATTTGTAGTAGGATAGGAGACAGGTTGTCCAGTAGGTTGCACTGTAGGTTGTACAGTGGGTTGTCCAGTAGGTATTGCGACAGGTTGACTTGTAGGTTGTCCCGTAGGGTGACAACTCGGTTGTCCGGTGGGTAAACCTGTGGGTTGAGTACTAGGTTGTCCAGTAGGTTGCCTAGTAGGTTGACTTGTTGGTTGTCCTGTAGGTGAATTAAAAATCAAACAAATCAATGTTCTTGCACCAATATTTTGAGTTTTTATATTTTTACAATTACTTATCGTAACTATTGTAGTTGTATAACTAAATGCGTAATCGCCTATACTTGTTACAGATGGAGGAATTAAAATATTTTTTAGTTTAGTACAAACCCCAAAAGCGCCTTTTTTAATTGTTAGTAGTGATGAACTGTTTCCAAAATTAATATATTTTAGTCCAGATTCGTAAAAAGTCCACTGACCAAGATAATTGGTAGTTGATGGTATAATAATATTATCTAGCGACGTAGTACTTCTAAATGCAGAATCTGATATATTTTTCAATGACGATGGTGATTCAAATGTGACATTTTTCAACTGTACACATGACTCGAAAGTACTTTCTTCAATAGTTACAACCGACGAAGGTATATTAATTTTTTCAATTGACGAACCTTTAAACGCCGCAATTCCAATAGTTTTTACAGAAGACGGTATTGTTATATTTTTCAAAGAACTACAACCGTAAAACGCACTATCTCCAATAGATGTTACGGATGAAGGTATTATTACATTTTTCAAAGATGCACAACCCATAAAGGTTTGGTCTTTAATATCACTTACAAATTTTGGAATATGAATACTTTCAATTGATGTTGATGAAAATGCATTAATTCCAATAGATGTTACGGATGATGGTATTGTTATATTTTTTAGAGAGACACAACTACTAAATGCTCCGTTTCCAATAGATGTAACAGAATTTGGTATATTAATACTTTTAACAGATGTAAAAGAAAATACACTATTTTCGATTTTTTTCAACGATGAAGGTAAAGTAATGTTTTTTAAATAACGACAACCTCTGAATGCGGCGGAACCAATATTTTCTAAGGTTGAAGGAAAAACAATACTCTTTAATTTCGATGCCTCAAAAGAGTTACCCGCGATTGTTTTCAATGTCGAAGGTAACTTAATACTTTCTAAAAGACTATAATAAAATGTGTACGGTTCAATTGTTGTTATCGATGTGGAAGACAAGTCAATATATTTCAATGATGATGTAAAAAACACCCAATTTCCAATAGATGTTACAGATTCAGGTATGGTAATATTTTTCAAAAAAAAGCACTGCGCAAACATCTCATTTTCGATTTTAGATAACGATGATGAAAGAGTAATACTTACCAACGATGTTTCTTTAAATGCAGCCACTCCAATAGTTTTTACAGTTGATGGTACAATAATACGACTTATTTTTGTTTCACAAAATGCGAAATCACCTATAGTGGTCAGACCATAATTTAAAACCACGTCCTCCAAAAATGTACACCGATAAAAAACATAATTTCCTATACTTGTTACATTTGAAGGTATTACAATACTGTTTATTTTTGTTTTATAAAACGCATAACTACCAATAGTTTTAACCGAATATGGTATATTAATATTGGTCAAAGTTGACTCACTAAAAGCGTGGTCTCCTATACTTATTACCGAGTTGGGAATTGTTATGTTTTTAATTTTATTACAATTTGCAAAAGCACTTGCTCGAATAAAGGTAAGCCGAGGGAAAGTTATTTCACCACCGCATGAATTTACACATTTACAACTATCACATACACAACTTGTGGGTTGCATCGTTGGGTTACTCGTAGGTTGTGATGAGGGTTGAGATGATGGTGTTCTCGTGGGTTGAGAAGTAGGTTGTCTCGAAGGTTTACTTGTAGGTTGTGTTGTTGGATTTCTAGAAGGCATTGATGTTGGTTGTGATGATGGTTGATTTGATGGGCGAGATGATGGTTGACTTGAGGGTATACCCGTGGGTTGACTCGAAGGTATACAAGTGGGTTGTACAGTTGGTTGACTGCTTGGATTACTAGTTGGTTGTCTAGATGGAACTCCTGTAGGTTGTATTGTCGGTTGACATGTAGGTTGACTCGTGGGGTTCGCGGTGGGTTGTCTAGTAGGGTTCCCAGTAGGCAACCCAGTTGGTTGCCTACTGGGTTGCCTACTTGGTATCTCACTAGGCAGTAAAGATGGCATTGCTGTAGGTTGTCTAGTAGGACTAAAGGTAGGACGTGATGTTGGAGAATTTGTTATACAAAATACTTGTCCTGTTCCAATGTTATTGTGTCTTGTTTTTGTACAGTTTGCTATATACACCCTTGTATTTGAACCATAAAACGCATTCCACCCAATTGTTCTTACTGTTGAAGGTATATGTACATATTTTAATCCTGAACTAGCAAATGAATAGTTACCTATAGTTTTTACTGAAGTCGGAATAATTATACTTGTTATGTTACTATTCATAAACATTCCATTCGCAATTGTAGTAACAGTGCTTGGTGATTCAAATGATACACTATAAAAATTATAACAACCAATAAATGCATTACTTTCGACAGTTTTATTGTTTTCTGGATTAGGTATTGTAACTAAACCATCACATTTATTTACACAATCACAAATAAAGCGTCCATTAACTAAATTAACCTCACCATTTATACATTTACAATAAGGACACCTCAAAATTGAACGTTCTACTCCCCATAATTTTGAATACTTCAACTTAGAACAATAATAAGTCAAACTTTCTAGTTGAAAACTATGTGTTATTCCATTGAAATGCACATTATTTTTTGTATAAAGAGCGTAGTAATCAATGCTTGTAACCGAGTAAGGAATTTCAATCTTCTTTAAACCTGTATAACCAAATGCAAATGTACCTATTTTAGACACAGAAGATGGTTGTTCAAATGTAACATTTTTCAAATTGCATCTAAAAAATGCATATTGTCTTATACGCTTTAAATTGTTTGGAATTGTTATTACTCCATTACATTTATCAACACATTCACAACCATATTGTTCTAAACTATTTACGGTTTGTAAATAATATGATGTATCATACAACACTAATGAGTTTATATTATACGGTTCACCAGTACTTCCAATATTATAGTTTACTAAACCACTGTCTTCACAATAACACGGTTGATTTTGTGAAGAGATAAATAATAAGTTACTAAATAATAATAATATAGAACTTATAATTTTCATTTACTAAATTACTTAGTTGTTATATACTATTTAAAAATATAATAAAAATAAACGAAATATAAATAGTTATTACTTCAGCATTATCCACCGGGAACCCAGGAAAGTTATAACAGTTTTTCATGAAGAAATATTATCATGGGAAAAGGTAAGGATTTAGAATTCTTTGAAGGGCGGGGAGGTTGCCAGGGGTCGGCTACGCAGTCCGGGGGTTCCCCCTATATTACTTCGAATAAAATTTCTTCACCATTTCACTATATACTTGACCACGCTCCAATAACTCTTCATGAGACCCTTGTTCCACAACTTTCCCCTCATCCATAACCAATATTTGATCCACATTTTTGATAGTATTCAACTTATGCGCTATAATAATCATCATTTTATTCGGGTCCTCGCCATAAATGGAATGAATATAGTCCATGATTTGATGCTCCGAATTCACATCTAAAGCACTCGTAGGTTCATCCAATATAATACACGATGCATTTTTCAATAAACCACGTAAAATATTGATTTTCTGTTTTTGACCTCCCGAGTATTTGGAACCCGATACGCCAATAGACTGTTCCAATCGTTCTTCTTGGTTTTGTAAGTTCATTTTACTTAGATAATCCAAGAGTTCTTCATTGGTAATCGCGTGTTTTCTCTCTTCGTCATTCATTTCCATAGTTAAATTATATTTCAATGAGAGATTGAATAACTTGGGGTCTTGTCCTATGTATATAATATTATCTCTCACAATATCTACTGGGAGTTCATTCAATGGTATTTCATTCAAAAATATATCACCTGTACTTGAATAAATAAGTTTCATGATGAGTCTGGCAATCGTTGTTTTACCTGACCCCGACTCACCCACAATACCAATCTTTCGCCCTTTTTCAATACGAAGTGATACGTCTTCCAATACAGTTTTATCTATGTATTTTTTGGAAACATGGCGAAATTCTATACTAGAAACTTTGCGAATCAGTGTTGGACTATATAAAATATCAGACTCTATGTCATCCTCGCCATCCACTTTCACCAAGTTTTCAATATGTATATGTTTTTCTCTCCGATTCTCCAGTTTGAAAAAGTCGTATAGTCCACAAATATAACTAATGTTATAAAAACTATTGAGAAACCCGATAATATTCGATTCTAATGGTGTGAGAAAATTATTGATACAATAAAGAAATAAATATACATTATCGAAGTTGAATGAAAAAATGCTGACTATTATGCCCGACATTATCATTGACTGTAAAAACCCCCAACAAGAATTCAATAATATAAACTTTGTATTGTTATGAATGATTACACGGTTGTTATCAAGAATACGTTCGTTTTGATACTCCTTCACAAGTATATTGGAACTTTTTAAATATTCCAAGTTCGAAAACATTTCGTCATTGATTTGGAACTTATTTTGAAATAATTCTGTCAATATATTCAAAAACGGTAATACTGAAATATATTTGATGAATACCACTGATAATACAGCGACAAATCCGACATTCAACACAATCATTGGATTATAAAATGCGTTATAACCAAGGTAGACATTTCCTAAGAAAAGAACAATCAACAGGAAAAGGAGTTTTATATAAATCGGAAAGGATTCAATAAAGTTCGGAACGAAATGATTTGTATATTGTAATAGTTTCATTTTTTGAATTTTATCCAAAATATCTATGTCCAAGTCATTCAGTTTTTCAACGATATGGGTTTCACAGTCAATTGCGGTTGCGAAACTCATATATTTTATGAGGGAGTTGGAACATTGCGTCGACCAGTCATTGATTAAGTTATTGATAATGAAAAGATATACGGTTTGAGTGTTGATTGATACAGTTCCTGTACTAGAACCACCTAAAATAGAGGAGAAAAGAATGATATTGATATACGATGTGGCAGTATTGACAACTTCCGAGAGAAGGTAGAAACAGAAAAGTAGACGGTTTCTAAAACTATTGAATAAAAGGGAAAAAATATACAATATCTTGTAGGGGCGCAAATTATTGTACTTTACTTCATAACTATTTATGTTTTCTATGATGGTTTCAAATTCCTTGGTTTCTATCAAGTTATTTGGTGTCGTCATTATTATAGTTAATGGTTATTTTATTTGTGTTATTTTTCTTATTAGTATATTGTATAACAAGAAATGGCGGTTTCACAAATTCAATGTATAGGTCATTGTATAGAAGCAACTAGTTATTACCAAATTAAAGAAAGCATCACTGCAGGAAAACAAGCTCAGCGTTAGTAAAAAAAATGGGGTTGAGTAATGATAATGATGATGAACAGTAGTGTCATTTGTAACTCTTAGTAATAATTCGCATTTTGAATAATATAACATTGTTACCTGTAACGTAATAATGTTATACTCGGTGGTGTTAAAAAATAATATTATTCAGTTTTGTTTATCAGTACACATCACTAACAATGGGTAGTAAATAAAAACACAACATAATATATATGGCAAACGAATTGATAGCTCTTGTATTTCCGTTGTATTCTGAACAACGACTAAACATACAAGGCAATCAAGAACAGACCATGAACTACGATGATTTTAATCATTTTATGGCGTTATTCTACACTCCTGAAGAGTTATTACAAAATGACGCAAATTTTAGAAACGCGTTTCGACATCATGACACCGATGGTGATAATCTATTGAACTTGACTGAGTTCACACAAATCGTCATGGACTTGGATAATCATAGAAATCACGATGTCTTTCCAAGAATTCAACAACTTGTCGCACCACATACCCAAAATGAAGAAGATGACCGGGTTATAATTGAAAGACTATTTCGTTTTTTTGACTTTGATAACAGTGGTGGACTTGATAGAAATGAAGTTGAAAACTTTTTTGCGAATATTCCTTATCCCAATTTATTCAACGCCCAGACCTTTGACCGTTTTGATATCAATCATGACGGGTCATTATCTATCGATGAGTTTACACAACTTTTAATTCAGTTGAATACTTATCTTATCTCACAAGGAATCACTAATTTTGTTGCTTTTATTCGTCAAATTGTTTCACCAGAACCCGTTGTTACCCAACCCATTCAACAACCTGATACTGTTTTTGTTTCTCAAATTCCCTCCCCAGATACCATAGTCCTCGGAACTCAACACACATATGGAGAATTGGGTGAAGCATTTACTCTTCAACCTGGTGTTACTGTAAATAACGCTACTTGTATGGCGATTCATAATGCAGCGAGTCGTTTAAGAAATCCTGCGTTAGGTTTTGAAATATTGATTGCTTTTAATCGTGAAATGGGGTTAAATGTTCCACAACTTACATATAATCCTACACCACAAGAGGTTACTGCTTTGGAACAGTATATTATGGAAACTTTGAATGAATTTTTAAGTCGTAGTGAAACCCCCGCATTTCAAAATGAACAACAACGGCGAAACATGATTACGGGTATTCTTCAAGTATTTCATCAATACTATGATAACACTTTCACCATTGGTAACGTTCGTTATTCGGGTTATGTCGGGTTTGGTCTTGTGTTCACTTTTATGAGTTTTCAATCAAATGGATTTCAGACTTTATGGGCCGAGAATTTTGTCACGGATTGTATTGAAGCCTATGATGCAAGAATTGCGACTTATCAACTTGGAGAACATATTAGTTGTGGTGGTGGGATTGCCGAGAGAAGTTTAATGGCCATTGGGAATATATTATCTACGGGTTCTGGAACGGAATCCAATGCTGTTGCAGCAGCAAACAATGTTTTATCCCCTGAAGAGATGACAAGTGCTAGAAACTTGCGTAGAACAGGTTTATTGAATCGTTGGTTACAACTTTATTACCAGGGGTTGGGAGACCAAGATTTTACCGAGGAAGGATTACGAACATTTATAAATAGAAAAATACAGGAAAGTGATGAAGATAATAATCCAGATGATTGGAGAGATGTTATTAATACGTTTGTCGGTTCGGAGGGTGTTCGCATGTTTATGGGAGGAGCGCGTAAGTATCCACGTCGCATAAATATATTCAATGTATTATTTGGTAAAAAACAGAGGAAGTCGTTGAAACGAATAAGTAAAACAAAATACACGAAAAAAAACAAGGGAAAAATGGATAAACAAAACGATTGAAAAAATATAAGAAAAAATCAACGCATAAAAGGAGGTTCTTTAAGTAGGTTTCTAACGTATATTATAACAACTCAACAACGCTGCTAAGAACACGATTATATTCGCGTAAAATAATCATCTTACTTCCTTCATCCATTTTATCTATATTTTCCAACATTTCTTCAGTTAATGGTCTGAAATTTCGTATTTCGTCCATAACTATAATTAGTCGTTCAATATTATCTCTGGCTCGTTGAATATTTTGCTTCATATTTTCTGTGCGATAGTCACCAATATTCCATGACTTTGAACGCATTTTAATTTCATCCATATAATCTGAAAAATATTTATTTTTATATAAGTTATGTACATTATTTTCATGGGTAAATTTGTTTATCCATGAAATCATATTTTTTGATTGCTCCTTTTGCTCCTTTTGCTCCTTTTGCTCCTTTTTTGTTGCTAATTGTTGATAAATATGTTTATGGGTTGACTTATGTCTTTCACAATTAGATTTTTAAAAGCATAACACGTCACAAGATTCGCAATAAAAATTATTTGCTCCTTTTTGCTCATTTTTTGTTGCTATTTGTTGATAAAATAGCAACATAAAAATTCCTAAGCCATTTCAAAAAAAAATAAAAATATTACATTCACAATATTAATTTCTCACTTTAAAAATGGAAAAAACACACATAACAATGCTGAACTAATAACAACATATTATTTTATAATATTTTTCTGTATAATTGCTTGTTTGGCGATTGCTTTGATTATTTTTTTCATGGATTCTTGGCATTCGCTCCCATTTAAATGAGTGAAACTTGACGTGATTTGACCTAGAATATTCAAGTAATCGTCATTCTTCTTATCATCGTGTGCCATACACGTGGGGTATTCTTCCACCCATTCTTTTATTTTTAAGAATTTTTTATGCGCGAGATGTTTCGTGAAACGGGTTACTCTGGCGTAGTCTATGTCTTTTTCCCACACATCGTTGGTTTTGA